CATCTTTTGTTCGAGAAAGCGATGCCAAAGATCTGAGACCAGAAACGATTGGCAGTAACCATCGAATAGGTTTCTTCCTCTTGATCAGATGCGAATCCTTTGAAAGTGTTTGCTCCATCTCCATCCTCATAAAGTGTGTTCTCCACTGTTACACCATGGATTGCTGAGAGCAGTGCTCCACCCAGGATACCTGCAACACCCATCATATGGAAGGGGTTGAGTGTCCAGTTGTGGAATCCTTGGAGGAATAACAGGAAGCGGAAGATTGCTGCCACTCCAAGAGAGGGAGCAAAGAACCAGGAGGATTGTCCTAATGGATAGATGAGAAAGACGCTGACGAATACAGCGATGGGTCCAGAGAAAGCAATGGCATTGTAAGGACGAATACCTACAAGGCGAGCAATCTCAAACTGTCGAAGCATGAACCCAATAAGGGCGAAGGCACCATGGAGTGCCACAAAAGCCCAGAATCCCCCAAGCTGGGCCCAGCGGACGAAATCTCCCTGAGCCTCAGGACCCCAAAGTAGAAGAAGAGAATGACCCATACTATCAGCAGGCGTTGAGACTGCCGCTGTAAGAAAATTAGCACCCTCAAGGTAACTACTTGCAAGTCCGTGGGTGTACCAAGACGTAACAAAGGTAGTGCCAGTAAGCCAGCCACCAATTGCAAGATAAGCAGTGGGAAAAAGAAGTAGTCCAGACCAACCCACAAAGACAAAGCGATCTCGTTTAAGCCAGTCATCAAGGACATCAAACCATCCTCCATTACGCGGTGGTGAAAGTGTTGAAGTTGTCATTGTTATTTACACAGTTCGGTTTACTAATAAAACTTAACATTTTAGAGAAAAAAATAGAGGGTCCGAAGACCCTCCAAAATTATAGCAGGTTGACTCAACCGATCGTGGGTGCAGTCAGAGCAACAGGAGTTTGCTCAGCAGCAGCCAGGTCCAGGGGGAAGTTGTGAGCATTACGCTCGTGCATGACTTCCATGCCAAGACCAGCACGGTTCAGAACATCAGCCCAGGTGTTGATCACTTTACCTTGTGAGTCAATGATCGACTGGTTGAAGTTGAAACCGTTCAGGTTGAATGCCATGGTGCTAACGCCCAGGGCGGTGAACCAGATACCGACAACAGGCCATGCTGCGAGGAAGAAGTGCAGCGAACGGGAGTTGTTGAAGGAAGCGTATTGGAAGATCAGACGACCAAAGTAACCGTGAGCGGCGACAATGTTGTAAGTCTCTTCTTCTTGACCGAACTTATAACCATAGTTCTGGGACTCACTCTCGGTGGTTTCACGAACCAGCGAAGAGGTAACCAGCGAACCGTGCATAGCAGAGAACAGCGAACCACCGAAGACACCAGCGACTCCCAGCATGTGGAAGGGGTGCATCAGGATGTTGTGCTCAGCTTGGAACACCAGCATGTAGTTGAAAGTACCAGAGATGCCAAGAGGCATACCGTCAGAGAAAGAACCCTGACCGAAAGGATAGACAAGGAACACTGCAGTGGCAGCAGCAACAGGAGCGGAATAGGCAACGCAGATCCAAGGACGCATCCCCAGACGGTAAGACAGTTCCCACTCACGACCCATGTAAGCGAAGACGCCGATGAGGAAGTGGAAGACTACGAGTTGGTAAGGACCACCGTTGTAGAGCCACTCATCCAGAGATGCGGCTTCCCAGATGGGATAGAAGTGTAGACCAATTGCATTGGAACTAGGAACAACAGCACCAGAGATGATGTTGTTACCATACAAAAGAGAACCAGCAACGGGTTCACGGATGCCGTCGATATCGACAGGAGGTGCTGCGATAAACGCAACGATGAAGCAGACTGTTGCAGCCAGCAGGGTGGGAATCATCAGAGTTCCGAACCAACCAACATAAAGACGGTTTTCGGTGCTGGTTACCCAGTCACAGAACTGTTCCCAAGTATTCGATTGTTGTTTTGAAAGTGTTGCAGACATTTGAAAAGGGTTTGAAAATAGTATCAGTAGGGAACTGACGTATCAGAGTATTTCCTGTCACCCTCAGACAGGATATAAGAGGCATATTTTGCATGGATAGCCTCGGTAAGGTGGTTAGACCGTTTGCTCCATGGATCTGCGTATGTCAGGAATTCAAAACGAATCCTCACAAAACTTTACCTATTTATTATAGCACGATGCTCAGGCCAGGTCAAGGGGTTTGGCATCGGATTCAGGAAGACGGTCTGGAATAGGTGCCGCTTCCTGCGGTAAAGCATTGCTATCAATGGGTTCATAGACATAGGAACCAGCAAGTTGCTTGGCACCAACCTCAATAATATCACCCAGGTAGGGAGTGAACTTATAATAGAATCCCTCACCTCTCATGCCGACTAACATTTCAGCATCTCTCTGAGCACCACAGTCTGCAAGCTTGGTGTCATCAGGTCTGTAAACGGAGTAGTAACCTTTCATCGGAATTGATTAATGCCAGTACCAGAAGTCCAACCACCGGGTCCTTCATGGAAGTTCTCAGAACCACCAGGAGGATTGAGTTGAACAGTTGTATTTTGATTCTTAGTTGCCTTTTGATACATCACCTCATGGATGTTCTCAGGCTCTTTAGTAGGAGGTTTGTCATCCTTCTCTCTTTCATGTGCTATTTCTAGCATCTCTTCATGAGTTAACATCTTTTCTGTTTTCACGGGTTCATTAAACCATGGGTCATTAGGGGTAAGAACTGGTGCGGGGACACCAATGTAGTCAGCATCATCCTTTACTGTCCAGGATCCACCAACACCACCATCCATATTAACAACAATGTCATCACTCTTGTTGGGATCTGGCCAACTCATCTTGTTACCAAAGATGTCTTTAAATGTGCCCATTGCCTTTTTAAGTTGTTGTTTGATCATGAGTATACTAATTTGTTTAGATAATCAAAAGCATAACTTTGGCGTCTTCCTTTAATCCCCCAACCCAACCACCAGTAAGCGGCGTTCATATAGTAGGAGATAGACTGACCACCACCCTCAAAGGTAGATAGAGCCTGACGGAATTGATTTTCGTTAAGCATGTAACGAGTCTGTCCCTCAAGGGAAGACGGATCACATCCATATTTTTTACAGAAATTTCCTAGACCATTGTAACGACCGACAGTAGTCCATTGAATGATTCCATACCCACCCCTATGGCAATCAGGGTAAGGAACTCTAGCCCCTCCCTCGCATACGTTGGCACGGAAATTACTTTCCTGTTTAATGTTTCCCAGGATTGTTGCAAGTGCATTTTTATCTCTGATCTTAGTATGTTCTTGCAGTTCTCTCAACACATACTGTTCATTGGGAGAACACCCAGGACAGTACCAAGACTTTTGTCTATACACTGGAGGTGCTTCCACAGGAGGTGGAATAGTTACCGCACTCTGAGCCAGTGCTGTAGTGGCAAACAACCCCCCAGTTAAAATAATTTGTTTTAGCATAAGGTTCATTCACACGAAAAAGGGTGAGCAAAGCACCCACCCGGATAGTATAACATCAAGTCTTAGGTTTGTCAATAGTTGAGACTACTGGCGGTTCCTCGTTTTTCTTTTTAGGTTGGTTTCCATTTCCACCGTTCTTTGCAGGACTCAATCCAAATGCGGCAAGGGAGCCGGAAAAGACTGAGGCAATGAACGTTGGATCGAAATCCAAAATTTTCTGTCCGTTCGGGAGACGAACGTAACTGAATGTGAGAAGGGATGCAGACCAAATAAGGACTACAACTTTCACCAAATTACCAAGAACTTCACTTTTATCTTCATCTTGTTCCTTCTCATCTACTTTTGGCTTTGTAGTCATGTGTAGAAGTCAAGGCACTACTATTTAATAGTTTGGATTGTACACTGGTTGCATTAACCCACCATCAGGACCATCGTCATCATCATCTTGATCCTCAGTAAAGAAGGCGGCCCAGAAGATGAACCCACTGATTAGCATAGATGCTAATACTAGCATCACCAGACCCCAGGAATCACCTGTCCCGTTACTGCATACGATCCCATCGCTGCAATCACTCCAAGCATAGCTGCCCATCCGTTAATTCTTTCCGCTTTTTCGTTCATCTTTTTTTGCTCCTTTTAGATAAAATAATTGTGGCCAAGTGTCCTGAACAATCTCTCGTAGTTTATCGGGAGTTGTAGAACTGATCATCAGATTCCGAAGAGTCCGAAGAAGAAAAGACTGCCGGAAGTAGCATAAGAGATCATTGCAGCAGCGAATCCCATCATAGCCCAGCGTCCGTTAGCACGCTCTGCACGAACTGCATAGGGTTCAAAACCATAACGCTCCATGTCTTCTTTAGAGTAATACATGGTAGGTTCTTTCGCCCACATGTTCTGCTGTCCGCGATCATTAGTTGTGACGGTCATTGTCTTATGTAAAGAACTGTAACATAATTATATAGCAATTATGTATTTTTGTCAAGATCACAATTCTCCGTCAATATTCTCACTGGAAATCGTTTCTGTGATTTCGCCAGTTTTGGCATCCCACTCACACTCACCATAAGTCATTTCACCAGTATCAACAAAAGTGATACCAAATTCCTTAGTATCAACTGAACCCATCACTTCACCAGGGAAGGTTGTAAGACACGCTTCCTCTGCTTTACTGATAATCTCAGAGTTATCTGGTCCAGTTGATGGTGCTCCACAAGCAACCAAGAACAAAGGAAGGATAGTAGCAATGTATTTTTTCATAAAAAAAGGGGGACCGAAGTCCCCCAATTATAGCACTGATTTTAGAAATCAGAAGCTGTACTTGACACCCAGTTTACCACCAACGCCGAGGTTGTCGGTAGAGAGTTCGTCAGAAGCAGTGATGGCGCTCAGTTCACCATAGACACCGACGCTGCTGGACAGAGCGGCACTAGCGCCGATCTTACCAGAGAAGCGGGTCTCATTCTCTTCACCGTCAACAGCGACGATAGCGGGTCCGCCTTGGATGTACCAAGCAGCATCACCATCACCGATAGCACCTTCGTAGCCCACATGGAAATCAGTGGTGGCTCCGGTGTAGTCGTCCCCTGCCCACGATGCATTGGATTCTACGTTGACGTAGGGGCCAGCAAGGGCGGCGGCAGGAGCGAAAGCGACAGCGGCGGCAGCCGCAGCGATTGCAGATTTGAACATTAGTTTACCTCTAGTTTGTCTCGTGGAGTTTTACCCACGGATGAAAGCAGACTCGACTTGTCTGCGTGAGAACAATTATAACACACTTCCCTCTAAAAGGAAAGTTTCAATTTGTAACAGTTACGGAGTTTATTTATACAAGTTGTATCGAATGATACACTCTACTTATGGGTATGATTACCCATCCTAATCTTTCGGTTCTTCCGCCACCTTCATCTCTGGTGGCAGTTGACCATAGTAAGGATCATAATCGAAGAACATTCTCCAGTCTTCGATCAGTGGTGCTTGTTCAGACCACCACTTCCATAGACCTTCATGACTGGATCTATGGAACATATCAATATGTTCTTGATGGATATCAGATCCCATATCGATCTTATACAGTAGCAAAGGAACACCAAAGGTGTTACCAGAATTGTAGATACAATCGTCTGCTACTGCTCTGGGTTTGATACCCTGATCTAATTTGAACTTGTCACCAATACAATGTAGGTTGACAAGTTTTTGTGCATGATGTCTGGTGATCAGGTAACATGCAGTAGAGAAATCATTGACAAATCTCTTGTGAAGTCTGAGAGATAGAACTCCAGGATTGATGATTGCTAGTTGAATCACATCAAAGTCATAAGGAAGCCATGACATGAGTTCAGACCACTTAAACTTCCAATTCTTAATCGGTTGCAGGTCACAATCATCTTCCATCACCAGAAGATATTCCTCATCACTGTTCTC